CGCGTCTACGAAGTGAAGGGTTCCGGCATGCGTGTCTCGACCGCGCAGCTGCTGCAGCGCATTTCCGGCACCACGCTTTTCGCGCAGACCGTGGCGGCCGAGGCCGGCGGTGTGTTCTTCGAACTGCCGGCGGCAGGCGACGTACAGCATGCAGACCCGATGGCGAAGTTTCTGGAACTGCAAACGCAGTTGGGCGAACTGTCGAAGTCCTATCGCGAGGCGATCGAGGACAAGGTGATCGATACGCGTGAGCGCCGTGGCCTGGAGGCGATCCAGATGTCGATGCACAAGACGATGTGCGAGCTGATGGACACCATGTTCAAACTGCACTGCCGCAAGCCGCTCGCGCCTGATGAGGCTGCGTGATGAGCCTGCGCATCCGTGAGCACGCCAGTGAAGATCCGCCAGGCGAGCAGCACGCGTGCCGCGCGCCGCGTCAGCTGATCCTCTTCAACCTGGCCCGCCGTATTTGCGACATGCCCACGCAGGATGATCGCCGCGCTTTCATGGCCAGTCAGCGCCTGGTCGAGTCCGCTGAATTTCTGCTGGACCTAGACGCCATGGTGCGTCGTGTCTGGCCGTTGCGGCATGAACAGATAAAGCAATGCTGGGAGGTCCTGGGCCTCAAGCTCAACGAAACATCGGTGGTTGAATGACGACGCTTGATCAAGCAAAGATCCAAATTGAGGCCAACGGCGCATCGCTGCCGGTCGGCCACCCGAAGCCAGACGGAAAAATTCACAGGTACGGTCTTCGCAAAAAATATTGGTACAAGCTGAACGAAATCCGGCTCGATAACGGCAACGTCGTCTACTCGGGCTCGTACGGTTTCTGGCAAGGCGATAACGAGAACAAGGAAGTTATCGCCATGGACTGGACGGATGTCTCTCCAGAGGAGCGTAAAAGGGCCGAGGCCGAGCGCCGCGAACTCGAGCGGCAGGAGGCGGAGAAGAAAGCACAGGAGGCGCACAACGCCGCGATGCGGGCCGGTATGCAGTGGCGCGATGCCGCGCGCGAAGGGCACTCCGAATACGTTCAGCGCAAGCAGATCACCGCGCCGGGCGTTCGGTACGAGCGCGATGGCACGATTTTGATTCCGGCCGTGGTGTTGGCGCCAGGCGAGCAGCCCCGTCTCGTTGCCCTGCAGAAGATTGCGCCGAATGGTGAGAAGCGCTTCAACGGCGGATCGGTGATTAAGGGCGCGTGCTGTCCGATCGGGCGGATCGCTGCCGATGACAGCATCATCTCCCTCAGTGAAGGCTATGCAACGGCACGGACTGTATCGATGGCCACCGATGATTCTATCGGAGGATACCTTACCTTCAACGCCGGGAATATTCCGGAAGTCGCGGCGATGGCCCGGCGGATGCATCCTGCTGCGCACATCCTGATTTGCGCGGATGATGATTACCAGCTGGAGAAGCGCGCCGCCAAGTGGATGTTGGATAATTTCAGGGTCGAATCGGCCCTGGTCATCGATGGTGTGGAACACGCCCACAAGGCCGCCGACGGCGCCGACGTACGTGTACTGGCAACCTGGAAGCGCGATGCGCGAGGTGTGTCTTACATCGAGGTCGATGCGCGTGCCGGACGACGAATAAGGACCGGCACATTCGAGAACGCCGGCATCGCGCGAGCGACGGAAGCGGCGCGGGCAATCGGGAATGCCTCGATCGTCTGCCCACGCTTCACCGGGCGTGGCGACAATAAATGGACCGACTTCAATGATCTGCATGTGCAGGAAGGTTTGGATGCCGTGCGCGAGCAACTGGCAGCCGCCATTTTCGCCGCGCTGAACGCTGCAGCTGGCGACGACGACTCTGCGACAGTCCCGGCTGACCGAGGTGATCAGCAAGAACCAGTTGACGCGGTCCCGCACGCGGAATCCGCTGCCGCAGCGGGTAGTGGTGATGAGCCGCCTGATTGGCCTGGAGAGGGCGCGGGAGTGGCTGCTGGCAGCAATCCGAACAAATGGATGGACTACCTGTCGCGAAGCGACAAGGGCAATGTCCTGCCGACCCTATCGAACGTATACACGATCCTGGTGAACCATCAGAAGTGGCACGGCGTTATAGCCTACGATGAGTTCAGCGGCCAGGTCGTCAAGCTCAAGCCGCCGCCGTTCGCTCGTACCGACTTGGGCGAGTGGAGCGATATGGATGATCTACGCTGCACCCTTTGGATGCAGCAGACCTTCGGTTTCTCAGCGCGCCAGGATGTCGTCATGGGTGCCGTGCTGCTGGTGGCGGACCTGAACAAATATCACGTCGTCCGCAATTATCTGGACGGCCTACGCTGGGATGGTGCTGCGCGCCTCGATCGCTGGTTGATCGACCTTCTAGGCGCAGCCGATATTCCGTACAACGCCGTCGTGGCCAGGAAGTGGCTGATTGCCGCCGTGGCGCGGATCTACGAGCCGGGCTGCAAGGCGGACAACGTGCTGATCCTCGAAGGCGAACAGGGCCTGTACAAGTCGACCGCGCTGAAGGTGCTGGGCGGCGAGTGGTTCACTGACGCGCCGTTCCGCCTTGGCGACAAGGATGCGTACATCGTGATCCGCGGTAAATGGTTGGTCGAGCTGGCGGAGCTGGATTCGTTCAACAAGGCCGAGTCCACCGGCGCGAAGCTCTTCTTTGGCCAGTACGTCGACCGGTACCGGACGCCATACGGCAAGCGGGCAGTCGACGTGCCGCGCCAGCAGCTGTTCGCCGGCACCACCAACAGCGATACATACCTGAAGGACGACACAGGCAACCGGCGTTACTGGCCGGTGCTGGTCACGCTGATCAACCTGGAAGCGCTGCGATTAGCGCGTGATCAGATCTGGGCCGAGGCAGTGCATATGTACAGGTCAGGCATGGAATGGTGGCCGACTTCGGCCGAGAAGGAGATGTTCGAAGAGCAGCAGGAGGAGCGCTATGTCGGTGATGCGTGGACCTCGCTCATTCGCACCTGGCTGGTTGGCCGGTCGCAGGCGACGATGACGGAGATCCTAGGCGATTGCCTCAAGCTCGATACCGTCAAGTGGACAAGGCCCGAGCAGCAGCGCGTCGGCCGCTGCATGTCGGAGATCGGCTGGAAGCGCAAGCGCGACAGCAAGTCTGTCGCTGGCAAGCGCGATTGGATCTACGTGCCGCCGTCGCGCGGCGGGGCGCAAGGAGGTGAAGATGCGCCGTTCTAATGCCGCCGTCCTATCGTCCCAATGCACGAACACAGCCTATGGGACAACGGGACAAGAGGGGGCGTGCACGAGCTGTCCCAATGTCCCAATGTCCCAACGTCCTAGCTCGCCCTCTCGTGTGTGCGTGTGCGTATGTGGGTGCGCGTGTGCGCAGGGTGTGCGGGTGCGCCTGCGCAAGCGTGCGCGCACATGTACATCCCCTACATCATTAGGACATTGGGACATTAGGACAACGAGTAGAGAAGGCCGGGGAGTGCAGCGATGCGCTTAAACGTCTCCACCAATTTCCCCGAAGTTGCGCAGCGCCTTGTCGATATGGGCAAGCAGGCAAAGTTCGCTGCTGCCGTGGCGTTGACCCAGACCGCTCGCGACGACGTGAAGCCCGCCATCCAGAACGAGATGCGCCGCGTGTTCGATAGGCCAACCGCATACACGATCAACAGCATGTTCGTGAAGGGGGCCAACAAGACCGGTCTTGAGGCCCGGGTGTGGTTGAAGGACAACCCGTTTGGCAAGGGCACGCCAGCTGACCGCTACCTTGCGCCGCAGATCTTCGGTGGCGAGCGGCGGCTGAAAGGCCTGGAACGTGCGCTGCAGGCGGCGCGGTTGATGAAGCCGAACCAGTTCGCTGTGCCAGCAGTGGCCGCCAAGCTCGATGCCAACGGCAACGTGTCGCGCAGCCAGATCGTGCAGGTGCTGTCACAACTGCGCGCCCAGCTGGGCGCAGGGTATGAATCGCGCGCCAGCGGCAGCGCTCGTTCGCAGGCAACGATTGCTCGCCAGGGCGTAACGTACTTCGCGATTGCAGAAGCACGACGTGGCCTGCAGCCAGGCGTGTACATGAAACGCCGCTTTGCCCACGGAACAGCCATCAAACCCGTGTTCATTTTCGTCAGTCACGCCACGTACCGTCCGATCCTTAAGTTCTTCGAAGTCGGGGAGCGCGTAGCACGGACGGCGTTCCCGGGAAGGTTCGACGTTGAGATGGCCAAAGCCATCGCCTCCGCGCGGCTGTAGGGCGGCCAGTGGCTGTTCAGAACCAGATCAACGTACCCATGAGAAAGATTGCTCTAATGAAATTTTCACCCCCCCCTAGTGCGGGTCCTTCCCGGGCCAAGTGAACTGAGGGTAGTTCAGGCCCCGTCGAAGAGTTAGCCGCTGTCCAAATAATTTCCTTACAAACTGCCTGACAACCACGAAATACTGCATGCCAAACCTGACAACAATTGCTGACTGGGCAAAATCGCTGGGCATCTCGCGCCAGTCGGCGTACGACGCCGTGAAGCGGTGCGAGATCCCTATGATCGACGGCAAAGTCGATGAGGAATACGCGACCGTGCTGTATCGGCGCCACACGCGCGCCCGCGCAGGCGGCAAGGCCAGTGCCCCATCCCTGGCCCAAAATTCAGGCGGCATTCCGGCTGCGCCGGGCGCCGACATGCCCAGCGATTTGCCCGCTGACGCGAAGGTCACGTATGAATCGGCCCGGGCTCGACGAGAGGCGGCGGAAGCGGCGATAGCCGAGATGCGCGAAGCGGAGATGAGCGGCAAGTACCTGGTGAAAGCCGAAGTCGACGCCGCAGTCTTTGAAATCGCGCGAGCGCTGCGCGACGGCCTGACGAATTGCGCGCGCCGCATCGCTGCCGACGTCGCGGGCATGAGCGACGCGGACGAGTGCGAAAAGGTGATTGAGCTCGAGCATCGCCAGCTGCTGGAGGGCCTGGTGCGCGCATTTGAAGAAAAGGTCGACATCTCGGTGGAGGGCATATCAGCGTGATGCCAGCCATCGCTACCGTGGCCGGCGCCGCCGCGCGCGGCCTCTTGCCCGATCCGAACATGATGGTCGACGAATGGGCCGAACGGTACATGGTCATTCCGAAGTCCACCGGCGCCAACGAATACGGCAAGTACCGCGTTAGTCGTACGCCGCACGCGCGCCAGGTCATGCAGGCGCTGTCAGACAACCATCCGTGCAAGCGCGTGGTGCTTATGGGCGCGTCGCAGATGCTCAAAACCCAGGTCGGCCTGAACTGGTTCATGTGCAGCGTACACCAGTCGCCGTCGAACTTCCTTTGGATTCTGCCTACCGGCAAGCTGCAGAAGCGGACGAGCGTCCGTGTTGCCAAGACGATCGAAGCGGTACCGGAGGTACGTGAGAAAGTTGCGGCGCCGCGCTCTCGCGACGCGGTCAATACGATGGACACCAAGGAATACACCGGTGGGGCGCTGACGATTGTGACCGCTGGCGCCGCAGCCAACCTGTCCGAGCTGCCGGCGCGGCGGGTCCTGTTCGACGAAATCGATCGTGCGCTGATGAACGTGGACGGCGAGGGCTCCCCGAGTGCGCTGGCGGAAGCACGACAGACCACGTTTGAGCGAAACCGCAAAGCCTACTATCCCAGCTCGCCGACGATTGAGGACGAGTCGCCGATCGCGGAGCTGTATGCGCGCGGCACGCAGCACGAAGCGCTGGCTGATTGCATCCATTGCGGCCACGCGCAGCCGCTGGTCTTCGAACGCCTCAAGTTGTCTGTGGACGGTCAGAATGCGGAGTACCCATGCATCGAGTGCGGCGCCGTCCACTATGAGGCGGACAAAAATCGGATGTTTGCCCGCGGCGCCTGGTCGGATGGCGTGGCCGGCGACGGCGAAACCGAAAGCTTCACGATCAGCGGCATGTTTCTGCCGTATGGCTGGGTGCCGTGGATAACGTTGATGCGGGAATACGAGGCGGCCCGTAAGAAGCTTGAGGCCGGTGACGATTCGCTGATGATCGTGTTCTACAACACGCGCCTGGCGCGCACCTGGGCCCGGAAAAAAGAGCAGACTAAGGCCAGCGAGCTGCAGGCGCGCGCCGAAGCCTACCGTCTTGGCACAGTGGCGAAGGGCGGCTTGATCCTCACCGCCGCCGTCGACACGCAGAATGACCGGCTCGAGTTGAAGGTGGTGGCATGGGGCGAGGGAATGGAGAACTGGATCGTTGATTACCAGGTCATCTTTGGCTCGCCGGCGGAGGAGTCGACTTGGGCACGCGCGGACGAGATCCTGTTAAGCCGTTACCGGCATGCCTCGGGAAGGATGCTGCCAATCTCTGCAGCGTTCGTCGACTCGGGCGGCGCACACACGCAGGACGTGTACAACTTCACGCGCGCGCGCCAGCATCGGCATGTGTATGCGATCAAGGG